CTCCCGCGCCTGGCGCTCGAGCGTCTGCGAGACCTCATCAGCATCCGCCGAGCCTGCCGAATCTTCGGCATAGCTCAGCATCTGGGCCAAGACGATCTTGGCGGCGCGTGCGGCATTCGCTGCGGCCACCTCGAAGCGCTTGCCGCTGGGCATCTCATCGGTCCTGTACCAGGGGTAGCTGGCGAGCTGCTTGTGCTTGTCGGGCGCGCCCGGGTGCCACTCATCCAGCGCACGGTCGAGCATGACGAACCAGCCGCACAGCCAAATGCCGTCTGCCTCCCGCCACATGGCGATCAGGCGCACAGTGACGCGGGGCGCGCCCCACTTGTCCAGGGCCTTGCCTTGCCACTCGGTGGTGATCGGTGCCGCCTTCGGCTGCGTCTCGGGGAACAGGTCGGCGCTCATGCTGCCCGCCCCATCCAAGCCCGCACCAGCTCGGTGGCGTCATATCGCGGGCTGGAGTGCTGCACGGCAGCCCGAGGCTCAGGGGCCGGCGGCACGTACCCGGCGGGCAGCGTGGCGCTCGACTGATACAGCCCGGCGATCCGGCCCCAGCGGCGGCGCAGGTTGACCAGGCGCCCGGTCTTCACCAACGTCTGCACCGCGTACTCTGCGCTGACCGACAGATCGCCGAAGTGGGCCTTGATCTCGGCCAGGGTCTTCGGCGTGCTGCAGTAGGCCAGGACGGCAGCGGAAAGTGCCTGTTGTTCGCAGCGCTTCATTGCGGCCCCTTCGGCTCGCACCAGTGGGTGACGCCATCGGCGATGCCGCCGCTTTCGCAGTCGCGCCAGACCGACTCGGCGCTGTCCCACCAGCCGCAGAAGGCCCCGCCCTCGTTCCAGCACAGCACGGTCAGTTCGTCGTCAGGCTTCGAGCTGGCCGGCGTCCAGTGCAGCACCTCGTTCGTCGTGCCGTTCATCGCTGCGCCTCCTGTTGCCTGCGCTCGCGCCAGTCGCGCGAAATCACGCCACGGCCAGCCAGCGCAGGATCAGCTGTGAATCGGTGGTCATACCCCGCCGGGATGACCTGCACGGTGACGCCCGGGGGCACCACGACCGGCGCGTCCGGGTCCAGCTTCAGCTGCTGGCGGTTCGCGCTGACCGTGTGTTTGTTCGCCGCCCGATCCACAGGTGCCGGGGCCATGCCCAGGGCGTACCACCGGGCCGGAGTCTTGCCGCCGGGCCAGCGGAAGTCGATGACGCCTTCATCGCGCAGCAGCTTGAGCATGTACATCACGCCCGCACGGGACACGCCGAACTTCTCGGCCATGGCGCTGGCGTCTGCGCCGGCCCGGCCTGCAGCCTGAAGCTCGACCAAGTAGATGCCGCGAGATTCGCCGCGTGGTTTCTGGTTCATGCTGCCTCCAGATCGCGGCCCAGGTGGCCGACGCATACAGTGGTGTCCGCGCCCACGTTGCCCGCCAGCGCGCCAGCGGCGCGGCGCTTGACCGTGTTCACGGCGTCGGCCAGTTCGCCCTGGCTGCAGTACTCCAACTGGACCTTGGCAGCCCATACCGCGTCATCCAGCACCGCGATCTCCGGGCCGCGCAGAGTCCAGCTTCCGCCGGCCTTCTGGCGTGCGTGCACCGCTGCCAGTGCGGCCTGGGCCATGGCGAAGTGGGCGCGCAGGTTGCTGCCGATCTGCAGTTCGGTCAGGACTTCGCCGACGTTCAGCGCATCGGCCAGCGTGCACCAGGCGCGGGCCGTGCCGTGGCCGGTCCTGAACGCCTCGAACCCTTCGAGCAGCGGCCCGAGCAGATCCTGGCGCTGGGTGTCCAGCAGCGTGGCCACGCGGTCGATGGCGTGGAGGTGGGCGTCGGTGCGCACGGGCTTGGGCACGTAGCGCTTGCGGGGTCGTTGGGCGCGCGGCATGTCAGTACCCATCCCGGAAAAGACAGTCGCGGCGATCCAGGCCCAGGCTGGCCATGTGACCGTCCAGCATGCTGTACAGCCCGGTGGTGGTCGGCCCGGTGTTGTAGATCGCACAGTCCGCCGGCAGGGTGTCGGCATAGCTCTCGCTTTCGTGGGCGCGCACCGGGGTCGTGTGATCGCGCACCAGGCGCAGCAGCTGGCCACCGTGGGCCTGGACCCATGCGGCCTCGTTGGGCATGCGCACGTCAGTGATGACGATCCGGTCGTGCACCGGTGAGCCTGCGCTGATGCCCAGGTGCCGATCCAGCAGCGTGACCCACAGGTCAGTGGCGATCAGGTTGCGGCCCCAGTCTGTGCCGAGGGTCTGCATCAGCTGCCGGGCCGATACGCCCAGTTCAGGGATCGGGTGGTTTTTGAAGCCCGGTTCATGCAGCCAGATGTGGTCCAGGCCAGCGTGCTCCAGCATGGCCTCCAGCATGGCCTTGAGCGGCTCCGCGAACGAGGCGCGGACGAACCCGTACTGGCCGCACAGGTGATTGGCGGCGGTGTCCTTCCCGCTGCCGGCACGGCCGGTCAGGCCGATGATGGTGATGTCGTTCATTGGGTCGTCTCGCGCTGCAGCGCGTCGTTGAGTTCGTAGGCTGCGGCGATGGCCGCGCTCAGGGTCAAGTACTCGCCGGTGGCGAGCTGGCGGTGGCCGTCCTGCATCACGCGGGTGACGATCCACACCGGCAGGCCGTCCTGGGCCACGGCGTGGTGCACGCTGTAGGTGGGGAGCGTCATGCCAGCACCACCACGATCAGGGCGCACACAGACACCAGCAGCACGGCCCCATACAGGCGCCACACGGCGGCAGACAGTTGCGGGTCGGCGTCGTCGGCATCTGCACCGATCTCGGTCGAGCACTCGGCGGGCTGCGGCTGGTCGGCCAGCAGGTAATGCCGCACCAGATCAGCCCGAGGGCTCGGAAACATCGCGCGGCGCGTGGCTTCGTCGTACTGGCCGGGGATCATCACGCGGTCGAAATAGCGGCGGGTCATGGCAGCCACCTCGCCACCATGTGCCAGCCAGCCGGCACGATGATCGACAGCAGGAACACGAAGCCCATCACGGCGATCACCGGCTCGCACCAGTGGCTCGGGTTGCGGTGGTGCTCGATGGTCGGGTAGCGTTCGTCGGGGAACGCATCGGCCAGCGTCCGAGGAAATCGGCGGGTCGTGTGGTTCATACGCACAGCTCCGGGCGGGCCACGCAATCGACCCCAGGGGTCGGCACGATGTCGTCGTCGCCACCACCGCCGCAAGCGGTCAGCAGCACGGCCAGGATGAGGGTGAGGGCGCGGCTCATCGTGCGGCCTCATCGGCGCGGCGCTGTGCCTCGCTGCGCAGGATGTTCCACACGCCCTGCGTGATCGCGGGCGCGGCGCAGTGCATCGTGCGGCGCACAGCGTCGGCCAGGTCGGCGTGGGTGATTGTGAGCTGGCCCGTGCCGTCGAAGGTCGGGTCCAACATGCGCCGGTTGTAGGCCGCAGCGGCGGGTGGCTGCTGGCTCAGCAGCTCGGCAGCCAGAGCGGCTGCTGTCGGTTGTGTCTGCACTGTCGCCTCCATGCGGCCCGGGGTGGGCCGATGGGGCGTAGTATTAGCCGGGGGCTAGTTGTCTGTCAACAGCCCAGGGCTAATTCATCGTCGGTAACTCATTGTCCGCTGTAGGACTGCTGTGACATAAGTGCCGGAAATGAAAACGTAGGCGTCGGAGTTCTTGCCCGTAAGCCGAAACGTCAGCCCGTCAACGTGGTGCTGTTCGAGATACGCGGCGCTGAGCACCAGCGTGCTGGTCTCCGTCTGCACGCAGAACGGCGGGATCGGCAGGCAGATCGCGTCCCTGCTGGATGTGTTGCGCAGATCGTGGCGCGTCCCGGCCAGGTCGTGCGCGGCCTGTGCGCGCACAGTCCCCAGGCCCGTGACGGCGATGTCAAGCTCAAAGCTGACGCCGCCGGGGTAGCGCACGCCGCTGAGCCTGCTGGCTGCGTCCTGGCCTTCGCGCCACGGGCCGATCACGGTGGTGATCTGGCGGGCATCGTCGGTGCGCACCAGCAGCTGCTCATCCCAGTGCGCAACAGACTGTACGCCAGACGTCGCGGTGCCGCGTTCCAGCACCGCGCACCCGCTGAGCATGCCGGCCAGCGCCAGCACGCCCCGCCTGGTCAGCTCCACCGGCCCTCTACGCCCGTCAGCACCGCCACCAGCTGCAGGCCGTCGCGCTCGCTGTCCAGCGACTGGTACGCATCGTTCACACAGTGCGCCTCCCAGAGCCCGGGGCGGCGCTCTCGGTACATGCGCACGTACATCCGGCCGTGGTCGTCGCGCACCAGCACAGCGTCACCTGGGCGCGCTTCGAGATCCCGATCAAACCGCGCGATCTGGCCCTGCCGCAGTCGCGGCGCCATGGAGTCGTCTGGCATCGCCACCCGAAACCGCCGCAGTTCTGTGTCCGTCAACATGAGCTGAGCCCAGACCAAAAGGGGACTATCAGACTCGACTTGGTGGCTCAAAACAAGAGCCTGCGCGCCCCGCAACTGAGTGTCACCCGTTGGGGTGTTTTTCTGTTCGCTGCCCGCTGATTTGTGCGCGACATCCATCCATCCAGCGGGTTTATTCATCGCCCGCTCGAAGGCTCGGGCCACATCGGGGCCGATGTTGCGGGGTGCTCCTGTACGCGAATGGATTGCCCTTGTCTTCAGCTGGCTAATTTGTGACGGCGACCGGCCGCTCAGATCCGCCAGACGCGCAACGACGCCCCGCCTGTCACCTGGCGTGGTGCTGGCGGCGACTTCCTCAAGAAGCAGCAGCAGATTCGCGTGCCGGATGTCGTCGATGGTCATCGCGCTGATTGCACTGCAGGCTGATTGATATAGGAATGTGCTGGGGGCTATCAATTCGGATGGCCCTGGGCTAATATGCGCCTCATGCAACTGCGTGAGTACCTCGACACCCGTGGCCGTGGCTGTGCCGCCGCCCTGGCGCGCACTGTGGGCGTGACGCCTGTCATGGTCTCGCAGTGGGCTGCCGGCCTGAAGCTGCCCGGCCCTGAGCGCTGCCCTGCCATCGAGAGTTTCACTGGCCATCAGGTGCCCCGCTGGGAGCTTCGCCCCGACGACTGGCACCTGATCTGGCCCGAGCTGATCGGCCAACCCGGCGCGCCTGATGTCGCAGCCACGGCCGACGAGGCGCAGCGTGCTGCTTGAGTTGTCTCCCTCCTCTCACGGCATCCGCGTGAGTTCGCACCCCGGGCCGTCTGGTTCGGGGTGCATTTCTCTTTCCTGCTGAGTTCGGGCTGTCCATGGCAGCCAGTGTCGTGCGCTCGCCTCGCTGCGTACTGGCAACTACCGGAAACACGTGATGACACTACATGCGCTAAGCCAAAAGTCTCAGCTGACCCTGGATCTGGAGCCCGGCCTGGTCGAGCGCCACCCCACGCTGCTGGACTGCCTGCGCGCCCGGGTGTACGCCGCTGCCAAGCCGCTCAAGTCCATCGCGGGTGACATGGATCTGTCGGCGTCGGAACTCAGCCGCAAGTTGTCTGGCAACCCGGACGACCCCCGCCGCTTCACCATCGAGGATCTGGAGCACTACGTCGCCGGCACGGGCGACACCACGCCTGTGGAGTATCTGGCCGCGAAGTACCTGCAGAGCGAAGACGCCAAGAGGAGCCACGCGCTGAGCGAGGCCACGCGGCTGCTGGCCGATCTGGCGCCGCTGCTGGCTGCGCTGAAGGGTGGCAAGTGATGTGGCTGGCACGCTGGATTCGTGCGGCATGGCGCGTCGGCCCGATGCACGCTGCCTGGGTGCTGCAGTACGAGGATGCCGAGCGGGAGTACCGCGCTTGACGCCATCGTCCGTCGTGGATCAGATGATGGCTGCCGGCCTGGATGTGCCGCCCATGCCCCTGGACACCTCGGGCAAGGTGCGCCGATTCGGGCCGAAGAAGGCGCACTGGTACCGCCTGCGCGAGATGCGCACGGACGCCGGCACCTGGGTCGTGGTCGGCAGCTTCGGCAACCATCGCGGCCAGGAGCGCTGGCGCGTCGAGATCGACTGGAAGGGAATCGGCGAGGAAGAACGCGAGGCCCTGATGCAGCGCCGGCAGGCCCAGGCCGATGCTGACCGCGCCCAGCGTGAGATCGAAGCCCAGCGCGCCGCCATGACCGCCGCAGATCTGTGGGCCAGCGCCAGCCGAACTGGCTCCAGCGAGTACCTGAAGCGCAAGGGCGTCGATGCCGAGGCGTGCCGCTACCTGCCGGATGGCAGCATCGTCATCCCGCTGCTGCGCTATGACCAGCCGCGCGAGCAGGCCCTGAAGGCCACGCAGCGGATCTGGGCCGATGGCACCAAGCGATTCAGCCGGGGGTTCCAGAAGCCGGGCGTGTGCCTGCGCCTGGGCCTGGTGGTGGCGGGTGAGCCGCTGCTGATCTGCGAAGGCTATGCCACGGGCCTGACCCTGCGCATGGCCGTGCAGCGCCGCCTGCCGGTGTTCGTGGCGCTGGACGCCGGGAACCTGCAGCCGGTGGCCGAGCTGCTGCGCGTGATGTACCCCGACACCCGCATCCTGATCTGTGCCGACGACGACTACCGCACCAAGGGCAACCCGGGCCGATCCAAGGCCGTGGCTGCGGCCAAGGTGGTGGGCCGGTGCGACTACATCTACCCGATCTTCCGCCCGGCCAACCGGCGCGAGAAGGACACCGATTTCAACGACCTGCAGGCCCGCGAAGGGTTGCACTGTGTTCGCCGCCAGCTGCGCCCGGCCATGCCGGCGCTGATGGCCTCCGTTCTCGCAGTCGATGCTGCCCAGCCTGCTGGAGTCGAGATCAAGCATGCCCGTGCCTGCTGACAACGTGGTCGATATGACCGACAGCCTCCCACCGCCCACTGGCGGCGCAACCGCGCCCAAAGGGGGGGAGGGGGCGAAGAAACGCAAGGCGAAGGCCGAGAAGCCGTTCGACTTCGCCCGCCTGAACACGCTGATGGCCGACATGGTGCTGATCTACGGCACGCTGACGGCCTGGGACGACCAGCAGCGCCGCATCGTGGCCGTCAACGCCCTGCGCCTGGCGTATGGGTCCGACTACGTGAAGGCGTGGCTGAACAGCGAAGGCCGGCGCATGGTCAACCCCGAACACATCGTGTTCGAGCCGGGCCGGGATCTGGAGGACCCGTTCATCAACCTGTTCAACGGGTTTGCGATGCAGCCGCAGGCCGGCGACTGTGCGCCGATCCTGGAGCTGCTGCGCTACCTCTGCAGCGAGAGCGACGAAACCGCCGAGGGCGTTGCCTCCGTCATGGCCTGGGCGCTGCGCTGGATGGCGCTGCCCTTGCAACGGCCCGGCACCAAGATGCGCAGCGCCATGGTCTTCCACGGCCCGCAGGGCGCAGGCAAGAACCTGCTGTTTGAGATCCTGGCCAAGATCTACGGCCAGTACGCCCTGGTGGTCGGCCAGGAGCAGCTCGAAGACAAGTTCAACGACTGGGCCAGCCAGAAGCTGTTCCTGATCGGTGACGAAGTGGTGGCCCGCCAGGAGCTGTACCACCAGAAGAACAAGCTGAAGGCGTTCATCACCGGCGAGACGATCCAGATCAACACCAAGATGATGCCGCTGCGCACCGAGAGCAACCACGTGAACGTGGTGTTCCTGTCCAACGAGCAGCAGCCCCTGGCCCTGGAGGTCGGCGACCGCCGCTACTTCGTCGTGTACACGCCCCCGCGCGATGAGCATGGCCTGTATCAGCGCGTGGCCGAGTGCCTGGCCAACGGTGGCGCCCAGGCGTTCATGCAGTACCTGCTGGCCCTGGACATGGGCAAGTTCAGCGAGTACGACATTCCGCCCATGACCCGGGCGAAGGCCGACCTGATCGAGCTGGGCCTCAAGCCCCACGAACGATTCGCACGCGACTGGATGCGGGGATATCTCCCCCTCCCTCTGAGGGTATGCAGCACCGAGCAGCTGTACCGGGCGTTCAGCCGCTGGAGCAGGAACACCGGGGAGCGCTTCCCGCCGCCCCAGGTGACGTTCTCCAAGGGCGTCGAGAAGGTGCTGCGGGGCAAGGTGCGGTGCAAGGGCGTCAAGCTGGACACGCCGGTCAACGGCAGGGCGTGGCTGCGCATGTGGCTGCCCGGTCAAGTGCAGGCACCCGAGGGCATGACAGAGGGAGCCTGGGCCAGGTCGTGCGTGGAGTCGTTCGAGGACGATCTGCGCGACTTCGCCGGCAGCGACGGAGCGCCCACATGAGCGCCGGTTGCGCGACAGGTTGCGCGTCAGTTGCGCGTGAATTGCGCGATAAGTTGTTGATCTTGCTTGAGTTGCGCGACTTTCCCCATATTGCCCATGCGTGCGCGTACGTGCGAGGCAGCCATCAATTCATCGAATCGCCGATGAATTTCGCCCGTTCTCCCGAAACTCAAGCAACTTCAAAGACTTATCGCGCAACCGTCGCGCAATTCTCGCGCAACCGTTCATCTTCTCGCGCAACCAATACCTGATGCCATGGAAAAGAGGGATGAGATGAGAAAGCAGATGCCGGTGACGGCCGAGATCGTGGACTGGCTGCGGGCCTTCCTGGGGCCTGTGGCAGCCGATCAGGTCATTCGTAAGGGGATGGCAGGGCAAGGCGGCTTCTGGGTCGAGGAGCGCTGTCCTGATGGCCTTGTGCGCACGTTCGGGAGCAAGGCACCATGAAGCTGACCATCAGCACCAACTTCCCCACGGTCACCACGGCCATGGCCACCATGCGCGAGGACATCGGCCGGCAAGCATTGGCCCGTGCCATGAACCGCACGCTGGATCAGGCACGCACCCGCATGCAGCGCGAGATCACGTCGGAGTTCAACGTCTCGGCGGGCTATGTGCGCGAGCGCCTGAGCGTGCGCCGTGCGTTCGGTGGTGGACGCCTGGAGATCTCGGCCTCGCTGATCGGTGGCAAGGGCAGCAAGCGCTCGGCCAACATCATCGCTTTCGTCGAGAAGTCGGTCACCCTGGCCCAGGCCCGCAAGCGCGCCAAGGACGGCACGCTGCAGGTGCTGCGGGTCAAGGTCAAGCGAGGCAGCACCAAGCCGCTGCCCGGTGCCTTCATCGGCAACAAGGGCAGGACGGTGTTCAAGCGGGTGGGCAAGAAGCGCCTGCCCATCGAGGCCGTGCGCACCATCGACGTGGCGCAGATGTTCAACACGAAGCGCATCAACGAGGTGGTGCTGGCCGCCATCAACGCCAAGCTGCCCGAGATCTTCGAGCGCGAGGCTGCGTTCTACCTGCAGAGGTTCAACCGTGGGTGATGCGGTTTTGGGTCCCTCCCAGGTAGTCCAGATGCGGGTGCGAAGCGAG